TGCTCCTAGAATAACCTAGTCTTTCTGCTACATCTTCGAGACTATCGACCTTAAAAAACTTTTTCATATTTTCAAATATAACTTTATCTCTTTGATCATCCATTTTGCCGCCTTTGATTAAAAAAATGTATGAACATAGTATTTTAACCTTGATAATAAGGTTAAAATACTATATAATTCTTTCAAATCTACGAAAAATTATATCTTATTTGAGATTAAATCTTTCAAAGGTTTGAAAAATAGTTCTTTAAATTTTCATTGTTAAGTCGGCAGAAAGGCAAGAAATGAAAGTCATATTTTGTGGTGCCAAGCCGAGCGAGTCTAGCTTTAGCGTTAGACAACGACTCGGTAAAGATGCAGAGAGACTGCTCACGGTTTTGAGCCAAGGAGGGTATTCAAGGGAGCTTGTGAGATACTGCGATAGAGTCTTATATAAACATATAGACTCGATCAATACTCAAGACAAGCAAATGTGTGATGAATATGCGAAAAAGCTCTTAGATATGAGTTATAAAGTCTTGTATAGTGGATCAAATCGGCGTAATCAAGTAGATGTAGCCCAAGAAATTCGCGATCTTGTTCGCTAGGTATGTCTTTGTGCGACGCATTTAGATACGGCTCATCCATGACTTCGCTAAATTTATATGAAAATTGATAATTAGCGGGTATAAAATAGTCTTTTGGATGAGCTATGCTATCGTCGTGCAAAAGCATTCTAGCGCTAGTGTCTATACACTTAAACTGGTAAGCTAGTATCTCAAATCTAGGCGGTGCGATAAGCATATCGTTATCCTGAAAACTTTTAAGCTCATCAAAGAAAAATCTTCCGCCATCATCTATCTCTTGGAAGTCTCTTTCAAACTCTATCCTAGTATAAAAGTATGCGTTGGCATGCTTTTTGAAAAGTAACCCATCTCACTTTTTTCGTAAAAAAATTTCTCATTTTTAACCTTAAGTGTAAAAAATGAGAAAAATACCAAAAACATTTTACTATTTTAGATATTTTATTAAACTGTACAAAATTATATATTTATTATGATATAATGTGTCCGCCCGCACCAGTCAGCAGTAATGTTGATAATAGTATAAGTCTACGGACAGAAAGGGGCATAAAATATACTATTTGCAAGGAGGTGATATCTATGATTGAACATTTAAATGATTTTTTGACTGTATCTGGTTTTCTAACCTTTTTGGTTCTAAAGTTTTTTAAACATCTTGATTTGATATCACTGCTGCATGGTGCAAAAGCGAGAATAATGAATAATGCCAAAAGATTTTAATTCAAAAATATTTTCAAAAAAAAGGAAACAAAAATACCCTAGAAATATATTCTTTTCATATTCTGGAAAGAATATAGACGACAAAAATTTTCAATATAAAGATTTTAGAAATTCGAACTCTATTCACTCAAGCTTTAAAAGATGCAATTTTTTTGGAACATTGTTTCAAAAATCAAAACTAAAGTACTGCTGTTTTAGCGGTGCTAAATTTGTAGGCATAAGTTTTATTAATTGCAATTTTAATGGTAGTAGGTTTATTGGTACTACTTTTGATAACTGTATTTTTAAAAATTGTCGATTTCAAAAATGTAAATTTAAAAACGCTAAGTTTATAAATACATATATTGAAAACTCTAGCTTTAAAAATTCATTTGATTTGGATTTTGAAAAATATTCAATTAAAAACTTACAAAAAGTTGATGATTTGTATATAAAAGAGTTGAATAATGAATATGCTGGTACAAATTTATCAACATTTTTAAATCGGATAAATATTAGCAGATTGCTAGCTATTTTTTCAGAAGAAGATATAAAGAGTGCTTTTGAGGCTATAAAACAAAACAACAAAATAAAAGAAGCTGAGTATAGCCATATATTGTATAAAATTTATAACAAAAATGCAAACAAATAAGCCTGTAACTCACCTGTTCTTACAAATCTATAAAATCCCATATCTTTTGGTGTGATGATGATTGTATCATTTGCAACTTTTATTGCAAAACCATAATGTAAAACGACTTTTCAAATCAAAGTGATTTTACGCTTAAAATCAAAGTGAGCTAAAAACCGCATTTTTTCACTTTGATTTCTAACGTAAATTTTTATGTTTTTAAATAGCTTTTTACAACCTTTTAAAACATATTAAAATAACTAAAATTTTACCCCTCAAACTCTATATCTATTTCATACCCATTCGTGCTAAGCTTATGGCTTACTTCTTTTATGCTAAACTCATTTACTTCTAGTCCAGGAACTCCACCAAATTTAAGCTTGCCGCCTGCTATGATATTTTTCCCTTCGCAGCTACATCTGCCATTTATTCCGCCGCGTTGTAACTCGTTAAGTTTAGCTTCTGCTTGTTTAAAGGCCTCATTATCACTCTTTGGCTGAGCTATCTGCATCTTATATACCTGTTCACCACTTCCCACCTTAATGCTTTTTACCTTACCAGCTTCAATATCTTGCCACTCTACTATTACGGCCGTATAAGAGTTTCTATTAGCTTCAGTGATCTCTAGTGAGTAAAGATCAGTTAAATTTAGTGTAAAAGTGGGCAAATTCTCGTTTTTTGAAGTATTTGAGGTTTGGCTAGCATCACCCTTGGCGTCTTTGGCTGTTATGATGATATTATCATTTTTAACAGCCATTAAAAAGCCAAATTTGACGCATAGATCATATAAGAACTCTATGTCGCTTATATTATCCTGGATAACAGAAACTATGTTTTGATCGCTACCGCTTGTTTTTAAAGATAGTGCATTGGCACTAGCTATCTTTTTAGCTATCCCAAAAAGCGTTGTATTTTCCCAGCTCACACGTCTTTTCTCTTTTGCAGGGCTTGCAAAATTTACAGCAGTTGCTCTTACCTCGGTAGTTTGGTTTTTATAATCCCTGCTAGCCGTTTGCACGCTAAAAGAGCCACAAAGATAGAGCTCATTTTCATACCCTAGCCAAAGTTTAAGCTTATCTCCAAATACTGGCTTTGCATATATGCCAAATAGGGTAAAGCTGATTTCGTCGCTTTCATTGCCCTCTTTATCGGTAAAGCTTAGACTTATTAGGTTTTGTCTGATGGTGTTTGTTATGTCTTTGCCGCTAGCTTCTAGCTTGAAAGCCGGTTTTCTCACCATAGTTTTGCCTGCTCTTTCACTGCTTCTTTTATATCAGGCAAAAACACCTTATCACCTGCGTGAAGTGTTGTGCTAAGCTTTGGGTTTATAGTTAGAATTTGCTCAAAAAACCTTAGATGTCCGTAGTGGTTGTAGGTGATAGTATCAAGCCTATCACCGTCTTTAGCTATGTAAATTTTATCCATCATAATCCTTTTTCAATAATTTGGCTCGCATCAGGCGAGCTTGGTCTTTAGTGCGGGATCCAACCGATGGGGTTGGTCGCCAAGATGAGTTTTACTCATCTGCGAAGTTATGAGCTAAAGTCTCGCTTTAGCTCTAGTGAAAAACTTTGCGTAAAAAATGCTCCATTTGGAGTGAAAATCGCTTGTTTTTCACTGATTTTTACTATAACGAAACGACCAAAATATTTACCATTTCCATTTGTAAGTGGCAAGCTTTGACGTAAGGCGGCTAAGGCATAAAGTGGTTTTAATGCGCCTTGTTTGTCACCGTTATATGGCAGCGTTTGACCCTCTATATTAAGTGCGCTGCTTCCTAAATTTGCACTAAATAAGGCTGGATAGTTTTGTATCCGCTCTTGTTCGCTTATACCAAAGGCAGTCTCAATGCCAATGCTATTAGTTTGCTCCCATCTAAATTTAAACCCACCAAGATTTAGCACCATATTATCCCCTTACATCCGTGTTTTTACGGTTAAACTCATCACGTCTTAGTGCGTCCTTAACGCCTTTTACTATTTGAGCCTTAAAGCTCTCTAGGTCAAATTTGCCATTATCTGAGTTCAGTAAAAAATCACCATTAAAGCTAATGTTGATAGCACCGCCACCTGTACTAGCTGCCACTAAAGCTGGAGCCTCTTTTGCGTTAGTATCACTATCTGAGCCAAAAATAGAGCTAAAAAAGCCACCGCTATCATCTTTTGCCTTTAGCTCACTACTTACTTGCTCATCGTCTCCAAAGCCAAAGAATTCTTTTGTCTTGTTCCAAGCACTACTTAGCCCCGTAATGGCCTCACCGACCATGTCATTTATCCAGCCAAATTTCTTGGCTATCCAGTCAAAAAAACCACCAAAGAGCTCATCCCATATCTTAATAACCGGCTCAAAAATAGCGCTTAAAAAGTCGCTCACTCCTTGCCAAAGATCACTAAAAAACTTTGTCGTGCTCTCCCAATATGGCTTGACGTTTTCCCAAATTCTCTCAAAAAATGCCTTTACTTTTTCCCAATTTTCGATAAGATAGGCTGCTGCCATGCCAAGAGCTACAACGATAGCACCAATTCCAGTGCTAATTAGAGCAAATTTCATAGCCCTTATAGCTAGAGTTGCCGCCACTAAACCACTACGCATTAAGGCACATGATGCTGCAAAGGCCTTTGAGGCAGCACTATAAGCAGTAGTGATAGCTAGAGTTGCTCTTAATCTTGCGCCAACTAGCCAAATGCTAAATGTATGAGCTTTGGCAGCTAGCGTGGCACTTGCAATACTTGCAGCATGAGCTAACCATCTGAGTTTTGCTATTAAGAGCATAGGGTTTAAAAATTTCACTACCCTTATAACGCCCAAAAGTCCATCTGCTACACTTAAAAGTGCTATCTTGCTAAGAAGTAACACCGGTTTAAAGATCATAAAGCCAGCTGCCGCGCTAACAACTATGGCACTTAGTCTTGGAAATTTTTCATTTAGCGAGCTTAACACTCCGGCTACCTTACTTAAGACAGAAGCTAATAAATTTGTAAGTGGCAAAAAGGTTTCTCCAAGGCTTGAACCTAAATTTCTCCATGCTTGTGTAACCCTTTCGATACCACTTTTTGTAGTGTTTAGCTTCGTTTGTAGCTCACGCTGCATAGATCCTGTGGCTTCATCCGAGTGTGCCATTTTGATATTTGCTTTAAGGGCATCGATATTTGTTACAAGCCCTGCTATCTCATCGTTAAAATTTTCACCAACTAGATCATAAAGTAGCCCTGCTTGCTTATCTTTATCAGCTCTTGAGATCGCTTCTAAAAACGTAGTTATAGCTCCAGCGGCATCTTTTTGTAGGGCTGTTTTTAGATATGTTGCATCCATACCAATGCTTGCTAGTGCTTCTTGAAAATTTTTACCCTTTTTATCAGCCATTGAGAGTGTGGAGTAAAGAGCATTTAAGCTAGTGCCTACAACTGAGCTAGCTTTGCCAGTACTTAGCATTGTGGCACTTATGGCACTAGCACTTTTACTATCTAAGCCTATCAAGCTAGCATTTGCAGCTGTTAGAGAAGTAGCCTCAAATATATCAGAAGCATTTGCATTAGTAACCTTATTATCGAGCAAGTTTACGCTATCAAAAAAGCTATTAAGCTCTTTTATATCGTTCATCTTAAAGCCAACTTTCATATTATTGGCCGCCTTTGATAAGGCTTCAGAGCTCATTTCAAATGCAACCGAACCGGTTGCAAGCATTTTTGTATAGGTTACTAGCTCCTCACCAGCTAAATTTATCTTACCGCCGCCAGCTGCAATGTCAGCTATATTACTAAAGCTCTCTCCAAGCTGTGAGCTTAGCCCTCTCATCTCATTTTTTAGTTTAGCTAGGTTCTCATCGCTATCATCAACATATTTTTTTACATTCGCAAAAGCAGCCTCATCATCAATGGCAAGTTTTATTGGTACTCCTATGGCTACTGAGTTTGTAAGATTGCTAAAATTTGTCGTAAGTTCGCCTAAAAGTGCTTTTTGGCTCTCTCTTATTTGGCTAGATAGATTTGACAATCTAGTGTTGTCTAAAGATGTTATGGCTTTTTTTGCTTCTGCTATCTTACCTTTTAAACCATCAAACCCTTTTTTTAGCTCTGATATTTTACTTAGCCCTTTTACTGCTAGACCAATACTAATACCAACTTGTGCGTTATCCATATCTTTCCTTTAAAATACGATATAATCCCTTTTAAAAAGGATTTAAAATGGCTTTAATCATTCCTATTTTTATCGTTTTATTCTTCTTCGTTTCACCAAGTGGCTTTTTTGAAACGTTTATTGCCTTAGTTTTTGGCTTAGGGATACTTGGCAGCCTTATTGGCACCGCTGGTTTAGCATTAGGTAAAACCAAAGAAGTTATAACTCGCTCTTAGCCTTTAAGATCTTTACTGAAATTTCTAAAAACTCACTAAAATCACTCAAACTAAGATTTATTATCTCGTTATATCCATAGCCTAAAACATGAGCTATAAGGGCGATATTTTCGTTATTTACTCCGCCCTTACATCTAAAAAATCATTTAACACCTTTTGTAAAGACATAAATTCTTTAAACTCCAAATTTTCAACTTCATCTTGTGTCTTATTACAAAGTGCAGCTATCATATAGATAGTTTTTGCCATATCGCTACCACCATTTTCATCCGCCATCTTAATGGTTCTTACTTTTGGTGCGTGCATTTGCCAAATTTCATCTTTTATCTTTATCTCTTTCATTCTTGTATCCTTTTGTTGTTTTTGCCTGCTTGGCTACATATCAAAGTAAAACAAGCAGGCTTAGTATAAAAAATCACTCTCCTAAATTTGAGCGAACCCCTGCCATATAATCAACTCCGCCTATAACGCATATCATATTTTCACTATCTTTTAGCACCATCGGCACGCCATCCACGTTGATGTCCACGAAATGAGCTGATAGCTTAATAGTAACTTCTAACTCTTTTCCACTTTCAAACTCAGATACTTCATAGCTGATAATATCTCCAGTAAAGGCTGCACTAAAAGGCACAGTTTTACTTTTGCCGCTTTGAAAAATGCTAGCTTTAAAAAGCCATGGAATACGGTTAGTGAAGCTGTTTAGTCCCAAATTTACCCACATGTTTTTATCTAGCACACTAACTGTAAATTCAACCTCTGTTGCCTTTAGCATGCCTGTTGTGTAATTTGTACTAAGAGCTCCTTTGCTCTCTATCATTTCAAACTCTATTGTGGGAAGCTTAAGCTTTTTTGTTACACCAAGATAGCCGATTCCATCTATATAAACGTTACCTTCTTGGATTACTTGAGGAATTTGTCTTTTCATACTCTCTTTTGTAAGTTATGCCTGCTCGTCTGACTTCGCATAGCTTCGTTGTGATCTCGCTTGCCGCACTGCAACGGACAAAACGTCCGTCTCATTTGCAAACTCATCACGCCTCGCTCTGCTTTGCCATACTTTGCGATTTCATAGCCTTACTTCTCCTTTCATAAATTTTTATAAATCTTTGTTATTTATTTAACTCATCCATCAAAACGCTGCCGTATTTATCCACGTAGATAAAATCAAGTGTAAGCTGCTTAACGATAGGATTGTTTTGCATTCTGACGTCAAGGTAAAATTTACCAGCCGTGATAGTCGCGTCGGTGTTTTTTGCACTCCAGCTAAGCTCATATCCAAGAAGTACCTTTGCTCCAACTAGCTGACGAAGGAGCTCGCTAACTGATCTTTTTGCATGATAAAGCTCACTAGCTTTTCTATCGATCGCAAACAGCACTCCCTTTTGGCAAGCTTGCGATATTCGGTCAAATATCCTAACACGTGCTAGATCTTGCCAAATAGTATCCCCATCACTCGTTTCGCCACCCCAAGCCCTAAAGCCACTCTCTCTAATGATGGTAGAAATTTTTGCTGCCCTTAGCTCATCAGCCGTGCAAGTCTCACCTAACTCAAAATCCACGTCTATTTGCGTGCCCGAAACTCCTATCATAACCCTGTTTGAATAGCTATCTGAGTATCCAAACTCGCTTGTGCCATCTGTGTGAGCTATCATGCCGGCTATTCTCGCACTTTGCCCCTCATAGACATAAGCGTTCGTTTCATCATCCCAAACCTTGACATTTGGATAAGCGGCAACTAGCCTATTTGTACCAAAATCGCCCATTTTAACAATGGCTGCTGCTGCGTCATCTGCTTTTAGATCCACAATGCCAGTTGCTTTTAGCCTAGTTGCCATCTTTTCTATCTCGCCTTTAATTGCATCTTCATGACTAAAGCCAGGTGCGATTATTAAATTTGGGCTATAACCAAAACGTGATTTTGCTTTAGCAAACGCTGTAATGGCACTTTTGCACTCCGTGATCTCATCGTTTGTGTCCTCATCGTCATCTTTTGTAAATACACTTAAAATTATTTGAGTATTTACGGCCTGATCTTCAATACCTTTTAAAGCCCTATAAATAGAGCCTTTTTTAAAAGCTTGGCTCGCATCCTTTTTAGCTTTGTATTTTGCTTCAAGAGCTTCAAGTGCCTTTGCTGTTGTCATATAAAAATGTAGGCCATTTTCTAGCACCTCTTCATACCCTGCTATACCAATAGGCGTAGTACTTTCTACTGCTATTGGTCTTGCCGCCTCAGCTGAGATGGTTACGTTTACACCAAATTTTGCTGCCATTTTTATTCTCCTTTTTGATTTACTTTTTTAAATGGATTTATACACCACACCGTTTTTAGATGTTTCTTATCATCTCCTTGGGTGAACTCTTTAAAATTTAAGGCATTTGCCCCTGCTATATCCATAAGCTTCCACCCTAAATATATCCTGCAATAAAATTTCCCATAGCGCACGACCCTAAAAAACCCAAAACGCTTCCTGCCATCTTTTAAAGTGCAAGTAACTTTACAAAAACCACTCTCTTTGCCGCCATTACTGGTGATATTGGGATCACCTATGGTTTCTATGCTATATGGATTTATATCGCTTACTTTGACGCCTAAAATTTCACTTGAAAAGTGTCCTATCCTATTGCGTAAAAGCCAAAGAAGCCTTGCTTTATATGTTCTATTAGTTGGTTCAGGATAGTGCTTCTCTCTCCAGCCACTATCGCCGTTTATTGCAGCACACTTGCCATCATAATAGTCGTTTGCATCCTCAAACCACCTAAATATTTTTGGCAAATGCTCATCATCCTTTTTGCAAAATAGTAATGCAACTGGCACAACTACAAATGAGAGGATCTCAAGCAAAAGCTCTACTAAAATGATCGTTATAAGCTGCAATATCTCTTTACTCTTTAGCATCATTTTCCTTTTTTGACTTCTTGCTTGGCTTCTCATTCTCTTTTGTTTCGCTCTGTTTATATTCTGGGCACTTAGGGCACTCGCTCCAAGTGCAACTTCCATCTTTGTCTAGCTTGCTGGCACACACTTCGCATCTCTTTATTCTTACTCTCATTTTTTATCCTTTTTATTTGGTCTTGTTCGGACTATGTCCGAAAATTCATCACCGCTCAAGTACCAAAATGGCTTCTTGCCATCTTCGTACTGAAATTTGGCGAAGTCGTCTGGATGTGTCGCCAAGTGGCTAAATACTCGTAAAATATTTGTCATGTTGCTATTGTCCCACTGGTCGCACTTTCTAGCTCTTAGAAAAATCACGATAGGGCAAAGTAGCACGCCCAAGATTAGCGATAAAACGCAGATTAAAAAATAGCTCATTTTAGCTCCTCTCTTTGCACTATTAGCTCTTTTAACTCTGCTCTTAAGCTTTCAAGCACGGCATTATTGCCTATGATTAGTGCATGGCGGATGTGATTTTCACACTCGGTGATCTCTGCTTCAAGTTCTGCCAGCTGTTTAGTTCTTTCGTCTATAGTGCTACTTAAAATATCGTTTATCTCAGGTTCTGAAATGGCCTTAAGATTAAGTCTAGCAATATCACTAGACGCATCAAAGTCATCATTAAAAGCAAATATCTCATTGTTGTCATTTTTATAGTATTTCATTTAGTTATCCTTATTTTAGTTCTAGCCATTGTGGACCTACGTTAGCTGTTTTATAAAAATACCCTGCTGGAATTATTATTTCGCATTCCCCTGCTGTTGATGCTGCTGGATGAGATACCCAGTTAATACCATCCTGAGATGTTTGGATAGGAACTGTATTAATATAACAGCTTATTTGTATTGAGCGACCAGTTTCGTTTTTATACGTAAAGTTGTTTTGTCTATTGGCTCTTTCATCTATCCATCTCTGTCCTACACCTAACTCTTTACTGCTTGGATATATGTTTTCAAAATTAACTGATGTAATACTTTTTGATGTAACAGTTACTGAATAAGGTAAGTAAGTTTGTGGCTGCAACCTTATGCCAGTTTTATCATACCAAGCGCCATCAAGGTAGTATTCAGCTGTTGTTGATTTGTGATGAAACTCTGGACGTATATCAACTAACTCTAGTGAATTATCTTGTTTAACCTTTATGAAATAAGTACCATTAGCTTTTTGTTGGGCTTTAGTGAGCTTAGCTTCTATAGCCTTAGCAGTGTTTAAATATCTACCTGGTACTAATGATTTGTCTGATAGATATACTGTGCCTTGTAATGCAAGTGTTGTACTTCCAGCACTGCTTGCTTCATTTTTTACGTTAAAGATTTCTCTGTCACTTAATGCTTTATTAAAAATACGGACTTGGTCAATGCCACCTTTGAAAGGCTGTGCACCTAAGCCTAATTCTATTGCATTAGTTGCTAATGAGCCGTCAGTTGTAAAATTGTCTATTTCGTCTATTTTTTCATCATTCATAAAGAACTCGACTTTAGCACCAGTCCTTTTTATAACTGCAAAGTTCCAATCATCTGTTTTATAGTTTGCAAAAGTTGTAAAAGGTTTTTCAGCTCTAGCTACTGTCCACCTACCATTGTTACCTACTCCACAACCTATACCATTTACTATACTAGATACTGATAAGTCTATAAAGAACTGAATACTAAAAATCCTATGGTCTTTATGTACAGCAGCATTTGCTGTGCTATCATAATTAAACCAAAGAGTTACTGTAAAATCATTCTTAAATGCTATCTTATCTGAGTCTTTTAATTTTACCGTTTCACCAGCTACTTGATTAAATCTCAATGCTCTAGTACCAAACTTGGCTTGATTTGAATACCCAGCTTTAGTTAATACAGCTCCCTCTGAGTCATTTTCAAATGTGTATAAAGATACACAGCTATTGTCACCTAGTATATTCTTAGTATTAACAGTATTACCTATACCTAGAAAATCAAACACATCAACTTCAACCTTATTGTAAGGCTCAAATGATAATGCATTGTTAGCAACTGCTTTTTCAGTTACCACCACATCACTTCTACTGCCAGTTATCTCATTAGTGACTTTAAAGATGCCAGCGCTATCTTCGGTGGCGATGTCTGTCTTTGCTACAAATTTATTGTCACTTTCTTGCTTGTTGTATGCGTCTATCTTGTCTTTTAACTTAAGAAACATCTTTTCGCACCATTTTCTGGTTGCTAACACTATATTGTTATCAACCTTTAAAATGATGCTTTCACTCGCATTTGCGATTTGAAGTTTAAAATTTAATGTGATGTCTTTGCTTGACCCCTCGTTTAAAAGCGGCTTATAAGTATCTGCAAGGCGTGCCACTGCAAAGAGTGAGCCATCATCGCAGTATATACCAGCCGTTTTTATGTAAAATCCGCCAACTTCAGGCGGTATAATGGCATCGACGTCTAGGATGTTATTATCGTTTTCGTCTATAGTTATGGCGTTTATTGCGCCCCTATACTTCTCATTTGGTATTGATGCCGTCTGCTCGCTTAGTTCTCCGTCATAGTCGCTTACTACAACTTCTTTTAATGCGATCTTTGATCCGTCGCTAGCGGTTTTTAAAAGTTTGTTTATGCCACTAGCTGTTAAAAGTGTGTATTGCTTCATTTATCCGTCCTTTATCTTGTTAAAACTTTTATTGCATCGATTGGTATGCTTATGATCTCGTTGATCTGCGTAGTAGCTCCTACTTTAAAGCTTGCTCTTTGGCTTATATTTGAGACTACGTAAGGATCTACACTTATATTTTCACCGCTAAATGTGTAAGAGTAGGCTTTTAAATTTATGCTAGCAGTCGCTTTTATGCTAGCGCCGTCATATACGCTACGCACGTTTTTATAGGTGTTTATGATCTCATCAGATCTCTTTAGTGTCTGTGGGCTTACTCCATTTTTGCTTGCATCAAGCTCTAGTTTGAAGTGATAAGGTAGTCCAGCATAATCAAACCACTCTTTAACTTTGGCATCTGCATAAAGTGCGCTTAATGCCTTATTTAGACTATAAAAAGTGCCTGAGTAGTAATGTATCTCGTAGGCGTTTTTTATGAACTCTCTAGCTTCATTCTCGTTTAGTCCATCAATATCTACATCAAAGCTGGCTGCAAGTACTGGCAGTAAATTTTTTGGAGCTTTGCTTGCAAGAGTATTTATGACACCAATGTCTAAATCCTTAAACCTTACGCCAAAAAGCTCATCAAATTTCTTATCAAATTTGCTTTTGTGATTAGGCAGCAAGCTCATAACTCAGCCTTTTTGTAGCTTATCTCATAGCTTAGACTTACAAATTCTTTTACGCTTATCTTTTTATCATTAAGCGGTGCTTTAAGACTTACTCTATAAACGCCGTTTTGATGTAGATTTTTATAGATATAGCTTAAATTTAGATCCTCGCCAAGGCTAAGAGTAGTTGGCAGGGCTGATATAGCTTTAGCAATTTCGTCTTGAAAGAGCATATCTGTTAGCTCAAGGGTAGCTACTACCTTTACATCTATCTTTGTAGCGTTTAACACGCTTAGATTATCGGTTAGTGGCCTGACCTTTTCGGCACTTAAAAAGCTCTCCACATCAGCTCTAGTCTCTTCACTCATGTCAGTAGTTTTTAGATAAATTTGCACCACTCCAGCACCGCCATTTAGCACGCTGCACTCAATAACCTTTGCATTTGCGCTTAGTGTTTGATAAGTATATGCTTTAGCACTGCCTGCAGTTGAGAAACGCTCTAGGCTTAAAACTGCACGCTCTCTTAGCCTCTCGTCGCTCTCAAGCTCAGCTCCGCCTTCAAACCCACTTAGCTGTTTTGCTTTTAGGACAAAAGGCAGCGGTGTTTGGATATATTCGCACTTTACTTTGCTGGTTTTTGTAAACTCATCTAAGATGATCACCCCAACAGCTTTTAGCTCATTTACTCTTATTACAACTTCACTTTTTAAGCTAGCGATTTCACCATTTTCGCTACGTAAAATTAGCCCTTTTGGCAGATATGTATCACTGCTTATTGGCATTGAAAGGCTAAACTCACACTGCGCGGTTGGTCTCTCTCCTTTTAATCTCTCTATGCCATAAATCGCTACTACGTTATCAAGATCGTTTCCAGTAGAAAATGGCAGCAACATAGCCTTAACGCTATCATTTATCCTGGCTCGTAAAAGTAACTCTCTATAAGCCAATGTTTCAAGAAGCGCGGAGTATCGATCGCTTTCAAGCAAAGAAATTTCATCGTCAGATAAATGCTCTTTAAAAAGGTTTTTAATGTTATTTAAAATTTCATCATATTTAAGCACTTCAATAACGTTTGGATATGGAAGTTTTTTTAAATTCATTTTTTACTCCTCACATGAGCATAGCCCATGTTCCGGCAGGAAGCTAAAGCTTCCTTGACCCACCTAAAGCTATGTTTGCTACTCGCAAACTGCAGTTTATAGATAAAGCTCATATCCTTGCCTCTATTTCATCACCACTCATAAGCACTACTTTAAAGCTAAGCTTATGATCTTTTAGGCCTATAAGACGAACTTCATCGATCTTTA